CAAGAAGCCCGCTGGTGTGGCGCACGGCCCCGGCGCGAAGCTCGCCAAGGGCGGTGTTACCACGCAGGCCGCTCAGCAGATGGGCCGCAACATGGCCCGTGCGGCCAACCAAGGCGCTGTCGGGCGCAAGAAGGGGTGAACCCATGATGAAGGCCAAGCCGGTCCCTACGCCCGTTGTGGGCGTCGCTGAGCGCACTCCCCCGCGCCTTGTCGTGGGCGCTGAGTCGACCGCCCCCTGCCCGCCGGTGAAGACCTCCGGGATCAAGGTCCGGGGTGGCAAGGCTCAGACCAAGGGCTTCATGGCCCGAGGACCGATGGCGTGAACTACACCCAGCTCAAGACCGCTGTTGAGGATAGCGTCGAGAACACGTTCTCGGCCACGGACTTTGCCACGCTGACGAGGCTGGCCGAGGACAAGATCTACAACAGCGTACAGCTCCCGGCGCTCCGCAAGAACGTCACGGGCGACTTGAGCGCGGGCAACCAGTACCTCGCCGCCCCCAACGACTTCTTGTCGGTCTACTCGATGGCGGTGTTTCCTGCCGCAGGCGGAGAGTACACGTTCCTGCTGAACAAGGACGTCAACTTCATTCGGGAGTCGTACCCGAACCCGGCGACGACGGGCGTGCCGCGCTACTACGCGCTCTTCGGCCCGGTGTACAATTTGCCGACCGAGCTGACGTTCATCCTGGGCCCGACACCTGTGGCGGGGTACAAGGCGGAGCTGCACTACTTCTACTACCCCGAGAGCATCGCTACTGCGGGTACGTCATGGATTGGCGACAACTTTGAGTCGGTGCTGTTCAACGCGGTCATGGTTGAAGCTGCTCGATTCATGAAGGCTGAAGCGGACATCATGACGATGTACCAGAATCAGTTCAATGAGTCGTTCCTGCTGCTCAAGAACTTGGGTGACGGCAAGAACCGCATGGATGCCTACCGCAGTGGCCAAGTACGGAATCCGGTGAAGTAAATGGCTATCCTCCAAGGCATGTGTTCGTCGTTCAAGCAGGAGTCTTGGCTGGGCGTCCACGACCTCGACACTGACACGCTGAAGCTCGCGCTTTACACGGCTGCGGCTGATCTGAGTCAGGCTACGACGGTGTACACGCCGACCGGCGAGGTCGTCGGTACGGGCTACACCGCGGGTGGTATCCCCCTCGTCAATGTCCAAGTCCTCCTCTCCGGTACGACGGCCTACGTCACCTTCGACAACCCGGTGTTCACCAACGCCTCATTCGTCTGCCGGGGCGCCCTGATCTACAACTCGTCCGAGGCCAACCGCGCTATCGCGGTGCTGGACTTCGGTGCGGATAAGACGGCGTCAGGTACCTTTTCCATTCAACTCCCTGCGGCAACAGCCGCTTCTGCGCTGTTGCGCTTTGCATAGGAAACCATCATGTTCGACAAATCCAAAGCGGGCGGTGTCTTCAAGATCACTTGCCACGACCCTCAAGGCAACCTGAAGTGGGAGACGCAGTCTCACAACCTCGTTGTAAACGAGGGGCTGTTCTACATGAACGAAGCGGCCTTGGGTGGTGGTTCTCAGATCACTACTTGGTATATCGGCCTGTACGGTGCGGCCTCGTCCAACAACCCCGCTGCGGGTAACACGATGGCCAGCCACGCGGGCTGGACGGAGGAGACGGGGTACAGCAATGCCACACGCCCCACTTGCACGTTCGGTACGGCTACGACGGCAGACCCTTCGGTGATCGACAACACGGGCTCCCCTGCTTCGTTCAACATCAACGCTTCCGCCACGATTGGCGGTGCGTTCTTGACGTCTAATGACACCAAGGGCGGGACGACGGGAACGCTCTTCTCGGCAGCGGATTTTGCCGCGCCGGGTGACCGAACGGTGACTAGCGGGGACACATTGAATGTTAGTTACACTTTTTCCCTCGATGCTGCCTGATCTTCAACAACTCTGAAAAGGCACCCGTCTAGGCGGGTGTTTTGCTTTCAAGCCATGATCAAAATTGATTTCTCCTTCGACACTCCTCACGGCAAGTTTGCCGATGCTCTTCATCTGCCTGATGATCACGGCTTCACAGAGGCTGAGATTGAGGCGATGAAGGAGCAACGTCGAGACAACTGGATTGCCGTGGTGACAGCGCCGCCTGTTGAGGCTGAGCCTGAGCCTGAGTACATCGAGATTGATGGCGTTCGCTACGTGAAGGCGTAAGAGATGGCTGACAGGTTTTGGCGGGGCGGAACTGCGGCGTGGGACGGCACAGCAGGCACTAAATGGGCCGCTACAGTGGGCGGCGCTGGTGGTGCTTCTGTGCCTACCAGTGCTGATGACGTTTTCTTTGACGCCACCTCCACCGGCACCTGCACCATCTCCAGCGGCAACACTGGTGCCAAGTCCATCAACTGCACAGGGTTTACGGGGACGTTGGCGGGTAGCGCAGCCATCACCGTGTCTGGCAGCGTTACGCTTGATGCGGGCATGACGGTGACGTACAGCGGTACGCTGACGTTGAACGGTACAGGGACGTTGACTACGGCTGGCAAGACGATTGGGCCTTTGACGATTAACGGGTCAGGTATCACTGTGACATTGGGAGATGCATTGACGTCTTCGGGTGCTTTGGTATTAACTCAGGGCACTTTAACAACAGCAAACTACAACCTTAGCGTAGCAAATTTTTCTTCTTCAAATAGCAGTAACGTAAGGGTTTTAAATCTTGATAGCAGCACGATAACTGTTACGACGGCAGGATCTTCATGGTCTACAGCAACAAACACTAATTTCACTCTTAATGCCGGAACATCTACTATTGTGTTTTCCAGCACTGGAATTATTTTTGTATCCGATGCGTCTAACACATATAACAATATATCATTTGCCGGAACAACGGCGGGCAGTAACACTTTTGCTCATGGAGGAGCGGTAAATAACTTGACAATTACAGCACCGTCTTCTGCTGGTGTGACTCAAGTCACCTTTGAATCCCGACAAACCATCAACGGCACCCTCTCCACCACCGGCACAGCAGGCAACCGCAGAGTCTGGTTCAGAGGCACCACCTACGGCATCGCCCAAACCCTCACCATCAACTCAGCCCCAAGCCTGACCGACGCAGACTTCCGAGACATCTACGTCATCGGCACAGCCGCGCCCATCAGCGGCACGCGTGTTGGCGACTTGAGAGGCTGCAGAGGCATCACCTTCGACACGCCCAAGAGCGTCTACTGGGTCACCCTCGCAGGCGGAAGCTGGAGTGGCAACAACTGGGCTGCAAGCTCTGGCGGCGCAGCCAGCACAGACAACTTCCCGTTGGCGCAAGACACGGCTGTCATTGAGAACACGGGGTTGAATACGTCGGCTACGGTGACGCTTGATGCGCCTGTGCCTTACTTTGGCACTATTGATATGTCAACGCGCACGAACGCGATGACGTTGGCTGGATCGACGGCTTATACGGTGTACGGGGATTGGAAGTTTGGCAGTGGGGTGACACGGTCCTACTCAGGTGCCTTGACTTTCTCTGGGCGAAATACGCAGGTCATTACGAGTGCGGGTAAATCGTTTTCTCAGGCTGTCACCGTTGACTCCTACGGCGGCACAGTCGAACTCGCCGACGCTTTAAATACTGGTGGCGGGGGGCTCATCGTCACCAACGGCACCTTCGACACCAAAAACTACAACTTGACCACTACTCAGTTAAATTCATCCGGAACCACAGTTAGAGAAATAGTTTTTGGATCTAGTGTTTTAACGATGTCAAATTCAACAGCTGTTGATTTTTCTACGTCTACAAACCTTACATTTGATGCAGGTACGTCAACAATTAACCACGGACATGCCGGAAATCCTGCTTTTTTTGGTGGTGGGTTGACTTTTTATAATCTTAATTACACTTCAAACAATGCGGCAATTTGTTCTATAACAGGGACCAATACGTTTAACAATGTTACGGTTGCGTCTCCGTCTTCAGCCGGATTTCGGCAACTTACATTAGCTGCAAACCAAACCATCACCGGCACCCTCACCGTCGCCGGTGCCACAGCCGTCCGCCGCATCTTTGTCCGCTCTAACACCCTCGGCACCACCCGCACCCTCACCGTAGGCACCCTAGCCGCAGACGACTGCGACTTCCGCGACATCACCATCGCTGGCACCGCAGCAGGCTCTTCTCCGACCCGTGCAGGCGATTGTGGCGGCAACAGCGGCATCACCTTCCCTGCGGCCAAGACCGTCTATTGGAACCTTGCTGGAGCACAGAACTGGTCTGCAACGGCTTGGGCACCGGGCTCTGGGGGCAGTCCTGACATCAACAACTTCCCGTTGGCGCAGGACACGGCGGTGTTTGATGACACAGGTAGTGCAGGGACGGTGACGATAGATCAGCTTTGGCATATTGGTACGTTTGATGCGTCTGCGCGGACTAGTGCGATGACTTTTAGTACAGGAACAAGTAATGGTGTGCTAATATGCGGCGATTGTAAATTAGGCTCGGGCGTAACGTCATCTAATACAAACGGAGCCCTTACATTTGTAGGGCGTGGAACACAGACAATAACTAGCAACGGCGTTCAGTTTAATTGTCCAATAGTTGTGGAATGTATTACAGGGGTAGTGCAACTTGCTGATGCTTTAACGATTGCTTCTAATCGCGCTTTGTTTTTGCTTAGTGGCACATTTGACGCCGCCTCGTATAATGTGACAATTGAATTATTTAACAGTATCACTAGTTCCGTTAGAACACTAAAGATGGGGTCTGGAACTTGGACAATTTCCGGTACAGGAACTGTCTGGAATTGCACAACAACTAATTTAAATTTTTACAAAGGCACAGCCGACATCGTCCTATCCAACACCAGCATAATCGCCCGCACCTTCGCAGGCGGCGGCCTCTCTTACAACAAACTCACCATCGGCGGCACCACCGGCATCTCCACCCTCACCATCACCGACAACAACCAATTCACTGAGCTTGCCAGCACCAAAACCGTAGCCCACACCATTGCCCTTGGCAGCACAACGCAGACCTTCGGCAAATGGACGGTGACGGGTACATCAGGCAACGTCGTCACCCTCACCGGCACCACTGCCCACATCCTCGCTGGGGCCTGCACAGACAGCATTGACTACCTTGCCATCGGCAGCGTCCGTTTCAGTGCAAACTCACCAGGAGAGTTCTACGCCGGTGCCAACAGCACAGCTACAGGCACGCCCGCTGCACCGACATATTTGACAGCCAAGCCAGCCGACAGCACGCGCTACTGGGTTGGCGGCACAGGCAACTGGAGTGACACCGCTCGTTGGTCTACGTCGTCTGGTGGAGCTTCAGGCGCGTCTGTGCCGAGAAGCCATGATGATGTTGTCTTTGACAGCGCGTCCAATGCCACAGCCTACACAGCCACGGTGAATACTGTCACTGGTGGCATTCGCTGCAAAGCCCTCACCATTGCAGGCCCGTTGGTGGGCAACGTGACGCTGGCAGGCAGCACAGCTATTGTTGGTATTCACGGCAACGTGACGCTGCCTGCGAC